CCAATGTGACATAGCTATTTGCAGTAGCACTTGATAATGTTGCTGTTATAGTTGCTGCCACGATCTATAAAGTAATTTAGTTTTATTGTAGCGTAAAGAAAAAACCCCACCAATAATTGATGAGGTTTATGACCACTAATTTAATCTTACGACTAATAAGTTGAAGTATCAAGAGGTGAGTTAACTGTTAACTGAACCAATGGAATTAGATCAGCATCATATGTTAATGCCCACTTGTTAGCTGTTGCTAAGTTCGCATTTGTTGGGTTATCAGCAGCATCATTCCACTTAGTACCCATAACGTGATACGCAGTATGATAATCAACTGACATAACATCTTGCTTAGAAAGAATGTTTCTTTCAGCTTCGATTCTTAATGCAGACTGTTGACCTTCAAGAATTGTTCCTGAAGATGTTAGGTAGCAGAAGAACTCGGTTTGATGTCCACTTGAACTAGATGGTGCAACTGTGTTAACAGCGGAGTCAACAACAACTGTACATCCAGCAAATTCACCAACGGCTCTATCACTGATACCAACACCGCCACCACCCCAAGTAAGGTTAGTTCCTGTTGATAATGCAGAAGTAGAAAATGTTAACATACCAACCTGATAAAGGTAGTAAGCAACAGATGGATGAACGATTAGAAGATCAAGATCCTCTCCTCTTTCTCCAAGTAGGTTTCTTGCTCTTGCAATAGTTGAAGCTGTTAAAAAGTTAACTTCAGTAGCACTAGCACCAGCTTTTGCTACGTCTAACTTGTTAGCTCCAAGAGCAGTACCAAATAAACCAGCTAAATGTGAAAATAATCTAGCGTTGTTTAATTTATTGATTGCATCTGCAAGTTGGTTTCTGATGTGACCCATTGGATCTTCACCAGCAGCCAAAATAGCAACATCGTCTACAGCATATGAAAATGCTCTATGACAGATAGTCGCAACTTGTGTTGCAGTACCAATTTTTTGTGGTGTTAAATAACCAGCACCAGAAGTACCCCAATCCGCAGCACCAGTTAGAATTTCTTCTGTTGGAGCGATTGGGTTAAATTCAGGAACTTGTATTCTAGTACCACCTTCACTTGCATCCAATAATGAATTACGAGTAATAGCACCAGATTTAATAAATGCACTACGTTCTTTAATTGCTTCAGAAACGTAAGCAGCGAAATTATTTCTCTTAACGATATCCGCTAGTAGGACACCGCCAGAATAATTCTGAAACGGAGCAGCCATTCAGATTTACCTTTTTAAGTTTTGCGATACCCTAATCACAGATAAGGGAGTCAATTTCACAGAAATTAACGATTTAAGTTTGAGCCTCTCTCTTCAGCACTGCTGCCAGATCGGGGTTCTCACCCTCCATTATAAGCTGTTGAGTCAAATTACCACTCTTCCAAGGATTATCTGTTCCACCTGACACATTTGATAAAGGACTAGGCTTTGCACCCATACCAGCAGCACTACTTGGTTTGAAATGATGTTCCCATCCACTGCCAGGATTTTTAAGACTTGTGAGATAAGTACCTAAATCCTGCTCTACTCCACCATTTAATACAACTACCTTACCTTCAGCATTTTTTTGTAGTTTTCCTTGTAGTAAAGACAAAGTTTGTTCTGCGTTTATCGCTCCAAGGTTACTAATAGCAGCAAGGGCTGTTGTTTTAGTAGAAGCAACTTCATTAGAAGTTTTCATCTCTTCTAATTGTTGAGCTAACGTAGTAATTTTTTGATCTTTTTCTTGTGCTGTTTTATTAGCTTCTTCCCAAAGAGTTTTCCATTGTCCTTGTTCTTCTAATTCTTTGGTACGTTTTTCTTCTTTTTGTTTATAAACATCATCTAACTTAGTTTTAATGCCTTTAAATTTTTCTTCGCCTTCCGCTACTTGTTGTTTAAGTGCAGATAGTTGATTTTCATATTCTGCTTTTACAGAATCTAGATTTGGTGCAGTTGGTTGTGAAGGAGTGTCAGCCACGGGCTGCTCAGAAGGAGTCACGGACTCAGACTGAACTACTTTTTCTTCGATCATTATTCAGGTGAAGTAAATTTTTCAAGTTCGGCAATTAATTCTGCCTTGTTATGTCTTTTATCTAACTCAAGACCAATGGTACGACCATAAGTTTCAAGTTGAGCTTTAGTCATCGCTTCAAAATCAGCAGTAGTTTCTTTTTGAACAGGAAGTGCTTCCTTCTTTTCAACAACAGGCTTACTTTCTACAGGTAATGTAGATTTAACAGCAGGAATTTCTGCCATTTGCCATTTAAAACTACCGTCAGGTTGTTCAACGTAGTCTAAAAATTTGGACATAACTTATATGTACTTAACTATCATTGTAACAAACTATTCAGGTTTGGCCTCATTTGATGTTGGTAAAACTTCACCTTGAACAAGAATATCTCTAAACTCTTCTCTATCTATTACCTGCTGATCAAACAATGATGTTAATGCCGTAATGTCTTGTCCAATTAATCTTTCAATATCAAAGTCTCTACTAATCTTTACCTCTGGTGGTTCTATTCCTACATACTCAGCAGATAAATTAAATGCTTTTTGCAATTTTTGTTCTAGTTCCATAGAAACCATTGCCAACATGGAGTTTGTGTCTACACGATCTAAACGTCTAGCATCTGCTGACTCTGCTACAAACTTTTGTTGTGACAAAGTACTAATACCAAGAGTAGCCATTTGCATCTGCAATTCTTTTATTTCAGCAGACTGGGCATCAAATGCACTCGAAGCTGGTTCTACATAGTAAACTTTATTTCCTGGCTGAGTTGCCATTGCATAATTAACAGATATAGCTAAATCTTTTGTTTGATCATCATATCCTTCCATCACTAACATCGGTTGTGATGCAACGTGCAAACTATGAATTAAATCAGCTTGTCTTTGAAAATGTGCAAGATTTAAATATGCAATGTCTAATAAAGGTGGTTTACTTACTAAATTTTCAACTTTTCCAGAATAAACAGTAACTAATGGTACTTCACCTAATGAAAAGCTACCTGATTCTGCTAATTCAAAATCTTTTGCTCCAGCAGGGCCAGACATATTACCTGCATATCCTCCATCATCATCTTCATATAAATCTTCAACTGTTTCTTTTTTTCTAAAAACACGATACTTTCCTGGTTCTATAACTCTTACTTGATCATATATTTTTTCACCAAAAGCACCGTCAGGTAAAACAGCCTTTTCTGCAATCCTTACCTGTATTAAATTTCCATAATTAGATTGTCTATCTAATCTCCAACCATAAATATTATTAGGATTTATCTCAATCCAATAAGGTCTACGATTCTGCTGCCTTTCTTCAGCAAGACTTAATGCACCAGAAGGTGCAGGGTAATCAACAAGAATATGACTTTGACCATAAGTAAGAGAACACATTAATAATCTTCTTGCATATTCATCTAAATCTGATTTGCAACCATCAACATCCATCTTGAACATTTCAGTCCAATACGGATCTCCTGTTAATGTTATTGGTTTTCTTAAAACTAAACCTGTAGCTGCTCTTATTAATCTTTGTGTAAATGGACTAAATACTGCTCTGTTTACTCTTGCAAGATAAGCGTCATAATCTTCTCTTGGCTCTAGTGGTAAAAATGCTTCGCTATTTTCTCTTAAATATTCTGTACCCTCACTAACAGCTTTCATTATTTCCCATCCCTTTATCATATCTAATACTGCTCTAGTTCTAGTGAAAGGACTATCGCTACCACCTAAATAAGAACTTGCAGTGATAGTTGTTTGTATTCTGCCTGGCAGTGCGTAAGTCATTAACTACATCTCCATCGTTTTAATGCTAGTCCTTTTCTAGTTAATTTACCTTTTTTACTTGTTGGGCCTTTGACTCCTTTCATTCTGGCACAAAATGATTTTCGTCTAGCTGCCCTTTTTCCTGTCGGACTCTTTTCTGTTACAGGTGCTTGTAAATTACTTCCTGTAGCACGATTATATTTTGCTCTACCTTTTGCAGTTAATCCACCTTTTTTAGACTTTTCGCCTCTTCCAACAGATAAACTAACTCCTTTACGTTTAGCCATCATTTACCTACCTTTGCTTGTGCTCTTTTGTGAGCTTGCGTAAACGAAACACCCTGCCTCATCAGCCTTTTCATAAAGTTCATATGCTGATCTGTATGATGAGCAGAATGTTCTTTAAGTTTATTTTGTTGACGAGTAGTGAGTTTCACTAGATAGCGTTGGTGATAGCACCAGAAGTTATGAAACTTACACTGACAGTTTCAAGATCACCTGTTGTTGCAGATAAACTTGTTCCTGTAACTAAACCAGAAAAACTTACTTTTTTAGTCCCAGAAGTATCTAAAAACAATTCAAAAACAGCATCACCAGCATCTTCTGTAGTTAAAACATCATCAACAAGGTTTGCTGTTTCGTTACCATCTGCTGCTGTATATAAAAAATCAATAGTACCAGAACCAGAAACTAATCCACCAACAAAACTTCTAGATGTTGCACCATGAGAAGTTACATCAAGAGTGTCTTTTGTAGTATCAAGAGTCCAACCTGTAGTTGATACGATTGCTTCAGTAGTTCCAGCTCCGTTTTTAAATTTTACAGAACCTTCTTCTCCACGAAAAAATGCCATTATCTTAAGAAAAAAGAGTATTTATAAATAGTTTAACTTGTAGTTGACTTTTTTACAGTACCCTTCGGATTATTTCTCATATATTGTTGACATCTCTTATCCCAAAGAGCAGGATTACGTTTACCTTTAACTGTTTCAATAACATCAAGCATTTCGTCAGTAATTTCTGTCATTTTTTCTTTTTGGTAGTTTTTTTACGCCTATGTTGATAGGTTATCTTCTTTTTACCAGTTTTTTCACGTTTAAACCTTGCTTTTTCACTACTTGACATTTCTCCTACAGTCTTAGGTGTCTTACTTGATACACGTTTTTTAGGTCTACAAGCAGGATATGACCTACTTTCTCCTTTTTTTCGACCACAAGGTTTGCCAGTTTTTACATCAACCCATTCTTCTTTAAACCAACGGGTTAGACCACCACTACTTCTTGCCACGTTTTTTAGTTCCTGTGCGATAAGTACCACCACGCTTTTTGTACTCTCGTACAAGCCACGCATTTGCATAGGCAGAAGGATAAACAGCAAACTTACGTTTAGCTTCTGACTTTACCCTAGAGTATAGGGCTTTATTTACAGGAACATTCGCCACGTTTCTTACCTCCCTTCTTTTTCTTCTTCTTTTTCTTAGTAGTCGAATGGTACATAGTAAGAATTAGGTATCTTAATATATTCTAAACGAAGTTTGACCGAGTGTCTCTGGTTTTGCCAAATTAAATTGTTGTAGACACAAATAACCAAAAGCATCAAAAGCATGGTCAACTCCTAAATTTTTATTAGGCAGTCCTGTATTTGGAGCGTAAGTAAGAGTTCTTAACGCTTTTATTAATTCTTTACATCGAGGATGGATAAACGTTCTTCGATCTCCATTGGCATCATATAAAGCAGTATTAACAGCAGTAATCTTATCTCGTATCTTCCAGGGAGACTTTGGACTCATTACTGTAAATCCATTTCTTCTTAAGATTGTATGGTCTGTAACACCTACCCCACTTGTCTTTCTTGCATTACCAGTAGGGTCAGGACAAGCAATAACTCTTCGATCCACTCCATATCTTCGTGTAACCTCCTCCGCAAAATCCCAGGTTGTTGCCCCACCCGTCAACATGATCTCATCAAATACATAAAGACAGTCATTATGCTTTACCGCACAAATTCCTGCCATAGGGTCAACGTTAAAATCTAATCCTATTAACAAAGGCAACATACTAAGGTCGGAAGATTCTTTATTAATATTCTCATCATCAAAACTAACAGCAACTAATCCAGTTAAATTTTCAAAACTAGCTTCAAATTCTTGCCGAAATGTCCTCTCATCTAATTGACCCCTAGCTGCTTCAACTTCTTCTGGAGCAACATTACCCCCTTCAATCGTGGTAAAACTCCATCGAATCCAATCATCTCGATCAGTTTCACCACAAAAACACCACATATCATAAAACCAACTCGCAGTTCCATCTGGTGTACTAATAAATAAAGCCCAACCTTGCTTATCAGCTAAAGCAGGTCTTATAACTTCTGCCCATACATCCTTATCCATAAATGCAGCTTCATCTAAAACAACCCCTGCCAAACTTCTTCCCCTTAATGCCATCGCATTTTCTGTTCCTTTCAACTCAATACTTGACCCATTAATCAAATCTAGTCTCAAATCTGTCTCATTTTTGGCCGCAACCCATACTTTCGGTACTAATTTCTTAAGCTCCTTCCACGCAATGTCTTTTGCCATCCGATATGTCGGTGCACAATAGAAATAAACTTCCCCTGGTCTATTAATCGCACCACGAAGTAGTTCGATACAAGATAAATATGATTTTCCAAACCTTCGACCTGCTACTAATATCCGAAATCTCTTCTCACTATTGAAAACTTGCCCCTGGGCATACCTTAAATTGATTTCTGGTGCGTTTTTTACTGCCATACACTAATAATTAACAAATTTTTCAACTAATACCCCCTAGTTATAGCCTAAATTACATTTTCTAGGTTATCATTCAATTAATACCTTATCTGATTGAGTCCGTGGCTGAATCTATTTTATCTGGTTTCGTTCCAGAAGATTTTAAAGATCAACAAGTAAAGCAAAAAAGAAGATCTAAATTTGCTCCTAACACTCAAGCTCACATTCAAGCTAGAAGTCAGCGTTTATACTCTAGGCAGTTGGATGGTAAGACTACCAGACAGCTAGTTTTAGAACACGCAAAGATTGAAGGCATTGGAGAAAGTGTGGCCTGGACTGATTGGGGTCGAGTAAAGCAATGGAATAACGAAGATTGGGATAAAGATAGAGAAACTATGCTTCCAAGACTTCAAGCGATGAGAGTGAGATTATTTAATAAGGCAGTTTCAAAAGGTCAATTACAGACAGCAGCACAAATATTAGATTCTTTAGGTAAAGTTATCGGTGAGTCTGTAGAGACAGTCAATATTCAAGCACCTCAACTGTCCATAAAAGTAGAACAGAAGTAGTACACATATATTAGTAACAAAGATCTGGGATATATATTGATGGTACCCGACATGGTATATGCAAAAAATTTTTCTGCTACCCTGCCCCGTATCGCCTGAAACGGCTCTGTGCGGCTCTCTGATAGCTCTCTGCTGTCGTCTTGGTGCTATAGTACCTGAAGAAATTTGGCCTGCCTGAAGCGATTCTGGAGGGAGTTTTCAATTGTTACAAAATTGTTAAGATTGATGATATCTTTGCATCATGTAGTAAAAGTGATGCTATTATTAATACATAAGCAATACGCCACAGGTCGGCGTCTTCAAAATTCTAAGATAGAGAATCAAGAAGCCCTGACCGCACGAACTCCAAACACTTAGGAATCTGAGGAGTCAATAAGCCGCTAGTGGTAGAAGTAAATCGCTAGAGTCGCAAATCTGATTGCGGCGTACAAAAAGAGTCAGAGGGTAGCAGTTAGCCGGTAACTGCAAAGATTATTTCTTTTATCTCTTAAGCCAAAGTACTCAAAGACAATAAGGGATCCGAGCAGGCCTTAACTTCGGTTGGTCTTCTTGACTCCTTCCAAACATTACTTCAAAGCCCTGCTTTGGCTTAACAGATAAAAGGTATTTCACCTCTTATCTATTTTTCACTTACTCTAAAGGATTTTTTCTCATGGCTTATGCCTATCAAATCACCCAGTATAACGGGATAGATTATACAGATATGTCTCCGAAGTGGAACTTAGTTTCAGAGAGAAGAGATCAAAAAGCAGCCTTAAAAGTTGCTGAAGCTCTTAACTCCAGAACTAATTTTCATCACAGAGTCGAAGTTGTGAAGGCTGTTGAACTTCCAAAATTTACAGTTTTAAAGCCTGCTAAATCTGAAGCTCAACAGTTGATAATCCCAACCAGTTTCAAGGTAATAAAAAAGAGATCATTTTTTCGCAGATTATTAGGAGTATTTTTCTAATGGATCAAGACCAATATGATTTCTATTTCGCTGGACAGAATTGGGGAGAATGTTTCGACATTCTTTCCCCATTTCAAAGAAGGCTAGATTATGACTTTGAAACTA